TTTATCTTTCCCATCCAGAACGTCTTTACAACGTTCTTGGCAAATGAAATTAATAAGCAAACGGGTTACCGGCCGCTTTTAGTAACGCCTCTGCACAAGCAGGGGCATTGTCATTTATAAGAGTTATGATTAGAAAAACTTGGAATAATTACAATAGCTATGAAAGATTAAAAGTAGTTGATTATGTAGTTCTTGCTTTTGTTGCTGGTGGCATAATAGGATTTTTAATAGGTTTTATATCATGGTGCTAACGATAAAACAAACCGAAGTTCTTGACTTATTGGAAGACAAGGTTACAAACGAGATCCTTGCTGGTGGAGCTGCGGGCGGTGCAAAGAGTGCAATAGGTTGCTATTGGCAGCTAAAACAGCGCAATAAATACCCGGGAACGCGTGGATTCATGGGTAGGGCAAGGATGAAAACGCTCAAGGACACAACACTCAAAACCTTCATTGAAGTTGCCACAGACAAAGAGCGCTATGGCCTGGGATTTAAGAGAGGTGTTCACTTCGATATAACGAGCGCCCAAGACCCGGAAAGCCCAGGTTGCATAGAGTTTAAAAATGGTTCTTTGATATTCCTTCGTGATTTGTTCCTTTATCCATCTGATCCTGAGTTCGATGATCTTGGCTCACTGGAAATAACTGATGCTTACATCGACGAGTGCAGCCAGGTCAGCGCCAAAGCAAGGGAGATATTGGGTTACCGGTTACGCTATGGCCTTGATAAGTGGGGTTTGATTCCAAAGATTCTTTATACTTCCAATCCGGTAAAAGGATGGTTGTATGATGAATTTTACAAACCATCGGTTGACGGTAAACTGGATAGCAACAAGGCTTTCGTTCCTATGTACGTTTGGGATAATCCTTATGCGCCCAGGGAGTATGTTACGATGCTTGAAAACAAGCCTGACGGTCCAGAGAAGCAGCGGTTATATTACGGTAATTGGGATTATGCGGCTGATCCTGGTGTTCTTTGTGAGTATGATGCTATCTGTGATATGTTCACTAATGACCATGTTCAGCCAGATGGCAAGAAACGGATAAGCGCTGATTTGGCAATGCAAGGGCGTGATCGTTTCGTTCTTGGTTCCTGGAATGGCCTTGTGTGTACGATAAGGAAAGATAAAGAGAAGTCAACTGGCAAGTCGATTGAAACTGATGTTAAGGAAGTAATGATTACGGATGAGGTGCCACATTCCCAATCGGTAGTTGATAGTGATGGCATGGGTGCATATCTGGAGAGTTACCTTAAAGGAATTAAAGAATTTCATGGCGGTGCGCAGGCTAATAATAAACTTGAATTTGCTAACCTTAAATCTGAGTGTGGTTGGAAGCTCGCGGAGAAAGTTAATAAGAGAGAAGTAAAAATAATTTGCTCGAAGGAACAGGAAACAAGAATAAAAAAAGAAATGACGGTTTTACAATCAAAAGATATTGACAAGGATGAAACTAGGAAACGATTGATCGGAAAGGATGAAATGAAGATACTGCTCGGTGGCAAGTCGCCGGATTATCTTGATATGTTACTCATGGGAATGTATTTCCATGTTAAACCACAGTTTGTAATAGCAGCAGCATGACAGAACTGATTTGGATAATAGAAAGAAAAAATTACAGGGCGTTTTTATTGCCTGCTGAATTTCTATGCAAGTTTTGGATAATGAGATATAAAAACGGTAAAGGATTTCGATTTGAAATGAATCTTAATTAATGTCATGACGACGAAGCAGATATTGTACGGAATATTTATTAAGGGCGGCAGATGGATTATTTTTATTCCTGTTTTATATTTTGGAGTTGCAATAACTGTTTACAGAGTCAAACATAAAGAAAAGACTGAAACGCAATTGTTTTTCGATATTCCAAAAGCATTATGTTTTAAATGAACTTCATACAACGATTAATATTAGGCAAGGCGCTTGTTCAGCAACTACAAGAGAAAGCCTTGTCTGTTGCTATACCCGCATCCCAATCATTTAATATTCCACTTACGGGCGGTCGCATCATTATGCCTGCCGATAACAAGCAATCTTATATTGATAATGGTTATAACGTCAATGATATTATTTACTCGGTCATCAATCTTATTCTTGACAAAGTTCGTTTGCCTTACTGGTCGCTTTATACTGTTGTGGATGATCAAAAGCTAGCGAAGTATAACATGATGATGAAGACTAAGGATATTTCCACTAAGGATTACAAGAAAGCACTTCATCTAAAGCAACAAGCTCTTGAACCGATCGTAAATACCAATCTTCAGACAGGAAAACTTGCTGATCTTCTTAAATATCCTAATGATCTTGAAACATTCGAAGATTTTATTACTTATGGCAGCCTGTATAAACTGGTTACCGGCGATACTTATATTTGGGGCGATATACTTGGCGGAGGTGCTAATCAGGGCATACCGAACCAGCTATGGAACCTACCGCCGCAGCATATGACGATACTTATCACCGATCAGTTCCCGGCGCGCCCGGCGGCTTATAAGCTGTTCATGTGGAACCAAAGTTTTACGCCACAGCAAGTATTGCATGAGATTTATGCAAATCCCAATTGGAATATTAACGGTGAGCAATTATATGGCTTCAGCCCGCTGCGTTCAATGCTTCGCAATACAACGCGTAACAACTATGCAAAAGAAGCAACGATTGCTAAGTTTCAGAACGGGGGCTTTGAAGAATTGATTTATGTTAATGATACCCGGTTCAGTGCCGAGGAAGGGAAGCTGCAAGCCGAAGCCATAAAGAAAATATTAATGTCGCCTGAATATCGCGGTTCACAAGTTCAGGGCAGAGTGGCTGCGTCAGGTATTCCGATGGCATCGGTTCCTCTTGGCCGCTCACCCGTTGAGATGGGTTATATTGATTCTGAGCGCTGGGATGCTGTTATGTTTTGCAATGCTTATGGTGTTCCATCAGAGATGCTCGGGTTAACCAATAAGACGTTTAATAACCTGAAGGAAGCCGAGAAGGCTCTTACGCTTCGTTCAGCTATTCCTTTGCTTACATCGCGGCGCAATGCACTCAACAGAAAGATAACAACTGATTGGGGTTTCGCTGGCAAGAATGTTTACATAGATTATGATACTGAATGTTTTCCTGAGTTGCAGAGCGATCAAAAAGATACTGCTGAGTGGCTCGATAAGATGATTCTCCTGAGCCCAGACGAGCAACGTGAATATTTCGGTGTTGATGCATTGAATACTACTGAGAGCAAAGAATTGTGGGTTAAGAGTAACGGCGGATGGATTCCACTTACTGATTTCCAGGCAACACAGACTGATCAGCAGATCAATGCAATGATTAACGATACTGTTGCCGGGATGATGGGTAATAACAATAATTCCAATGGACAACAAGGAAATGGACAGGCTAATGGAAAGCCTAAGCCCACAGCAGTTGCAGCAAATTGAGAAGGTAGTTTATGAGCGCATACCGGCATCGAAGGCAGAGCAACGGGGAACGTGGTGCAGTGCTGAGAAAAAACAGATAACCAGGCTAAGAGATAATATTCGTAAACGATTAATAGCAGAATATCAAAGAGAAAAAGTTGAACGATGAACTATAATAGAGTTCTAATACAATGGATTCGAATCGGCGAAGGAGTTTATCAGGCATGGAATCCATTATGGGATATACTGGCAAGGTATGAGAACGGTAAATATATCATAAGACTAAAATCAAAATGAACCGACAAGCATTTCATAACACATTCATTACCGTCAACAGGCGATTCGAAAAGAAGTATCAGCCTAAAGTTGAGGCAGTGCTGATTCACGAAGGACTTACAAAGGCTATCCGCAATCATGGCGTTAAGGCTGGGATGATCTACGCGAGAGACACAATCCATAACCCACAACTGGCTTTAATTATCAGGCAACTTTACGTTGATGTGGGGTTGAAACATTCTCAAATGAATTATGTGAGAATGCGTAATGATTTACGGAGTTCGCGAAGCAAAGGATTGCATACAGATCAAGTTACTAAAGAACTTATCATCGACATGCAAGTAAAGGCTTCATTCGGCTTCAATCCTACCTGGACTAAGTTCATTGTTGATTATCTCAATCGTTTTCTGATTGAAAAGATCACATTCGAAGTTAGCAGAACAACAAGAGATGAATTACTGAAAGTCTTGCAGCAAGCAATCAATGAAGGTTGGTCGATTGATGAAACAGTTAATCGCATCAATGATCTTCCATTCACAGCAATGCAGGCAGCAAGAATAGTAAGAACTGAAGTCAACAGGGCTGCAAACGTAGGCGCAAGGGCGCAAAGCGATACGTTTGCTTTTCAACAGAACAAAGAATGGATCTCAGCCGAAGATAACAGAGTGAGAGGGTTAAGGCCTAGCGATCATGCTAATCATGTTGCATTGGATGGCGTGACAATCAATGAGGGTGATGTGTTCGTTGATCCACGCAATGGTGATATACTTGAGTTCCCTGGTGATCCGAAAGCTAGTGCAGCATCAACAATCAATTGCCGGTGTTCGGTGGCTTATGTTGCTAAGCGTGATACCAATGGAAGATTGATACCAAAGAGACAAACGACAACTGTTATATTTCCTAACCAACGGGTGAACCGTCAAACTGTAATGATATGATCATTGAATCATATAGAGATGAATTAAATAGAAAATTTACAGGAGTATGGGGCAAAGAAAATGTTTTTATTGATAACGATAAATCAATTATCATGAGACTATTCATCATTCGACTATTGCTTATCGCACTCTTATGGTTGCTGTTCACATACGCTATCCATTGGGGCGAAGCGTTGTTGATCGCTTATGTTGTTGAATATATTTTTGAACCGTTGATAAATCAATATCTGCACTAATGATAAAGATCAACACATCCGGCGATTATGTTCAACTGATATACGTTGATGCCATTGGTGAATCTGTACAACAAGAAGTAAAATCAGATACTGACGCTTTTGAATGTTCTTATGACTCTGATGGCAAACTTTATTTACAGTTCGGATTAATGAGGTTCGAGAATCCAGATCCAACAGATTTTACTATCAACGGAGTTGCTGTTACTGATGCAGCTGATTTCATTAGTAAACTGGATGCATTGTTTACTGGTGGCGGGGGCGCAACTATCTATACAGGAGATGGAAGTTTAAGTGGGGATAGAACAGTTGATCTCAATGGCCATGACTTAACCATAAGCGATTTATCTGGGAATTTTAAATTATACATGGCTTCGGCAGAAAAAAACATTTATCTACAATCATCGCCAGATGGAGATATTATTTCAGCATTAACATTAAATAGTGATTTAGCAGGAGATGTTGATTTCCTTCTTTACGCCTCCGATAATAGTCATAATAATGTTCGAATAACCGGGAATGCTAAAACTAGCGGCATAGAATACGCAGCAGACACCCATACATTCAAGCTGGGAACTGCGCCGCTTGCTTTCCACGCTCAAGATACAAAGGTTGGGTCAAACTCGCTATTAGTCATTTCAACTAATGACGGATTTGAAAATTCATCTATTACATCATATAGTTCCGAGATAGCTGATGCTTATGGAAGACTGAGCTTAAAAACTAATACCGATGATGGTTTTCATTGGAACATGGAGATAAAAAACGGTACTAACGAAGTAGAGATAGATGCAAATGCTGATGCTAATTCAATAACGTTTACAGCAGCGGCATTCATAACGCCAGGTGTTCTGCCGCTGGATTTCGCCGACGATGCAGCCGCTGCAATTGGAGGCGTAGCAGTAGGGCAATGGTATCATAATTCAGGAGCATTAAGAATAAGAAGATCATAAAACTATTACAATGATAAAAGAACAAGCAAAACTAAGCGATCAGGTAACAATGAAACTCAATAAAGGCTTCATTGATTCAGAACTTCCATCTTACCACATGCATCTTGAACTTAGGGGTGCATTCGGTGAGATAAAGGAAATAAGAGACGTTCATAACACTGTCACTACTGCGGGCAAGAACGGATCAGCAGATCAGATACTTGCCTCGCCAACGCTCGCGAAGCCTGGTTGGATGGCAATAGGAACCGGAACGCCATCATCGACACTGCTCGGAACGGAGATAGACAGAAACGCTTTAACCAGTAAAACAAGGCTAAACAACGTTGTAACAATGGTTGGCGATTGGGCGGCGGGTGATGGAACAGGAGCAATAACTGAAGCCGGTGTGTTCGATGTTGTCACTGCAAACACTGTGAATATGTGGATGAGCGCATCATTCTCAGTTGTGAATAAAGGAGCAGCAGATAGTTTATCAATCTCATGGACATTAACTTATAGCTAATGGCACAAACATATTTCGTCGGCAACTTCGCAATACCAACAACGGCAGCACCTGTAAAGGTTGCAACCGGAACGGCAATAAAAACATTGCTGCAGCTAGGTACGCCAGCGACAGCAGAGGTAAAAATTATCGAATGGGGAATATCATTCGATGGCAACGCGGCGTCGGTACCGGGAGAAATTGAACTATTCGGCACAACAGTTACTTCAACTGGTGGCACAGGAGTTACGCCTTCGGCATGGGGCAATGTTAATGGTCCGGCTTCCCTTTGTGTCAGTGGCGCAAGTGCAACATGCTTTAGTCCTACAGGCGAGGGCAGCGTTGCCAATTACCGGCCATTGGATATTCAACAGATCATGGGAACGAATCAATACGTGAAACAGTTTCCGCTAGGAAGAGAGCCGATGATTGCAATTAGTCAGTTCGTTCGTATCAGAGTAACTTTTGGAGCAAGTGTAAACGCTTATTGCTACATAATATGGGAAGAATAATATTAATATTATTGCTTTGTTCAAACGTTTGCTTCTCGCAAACAATCATTTACTCTAAGGTAATATTTGCGAATGAATGGGCTTATACGCCTGACTCAACATTCAATCTTGACAGCAATACCATAAACTTTACTTCGTATCCTTTAAAGAATATTTTATTTGTTCTAAAAGATGGTACTGATAGCTTTTGGCATAACTATGAAAGATGGGAAATAGTAACTACGATTGAACTTGATAGCCTTCCCAAAGCAGCATCGGGATTTAAAATAGGATGCCGTTCTTCAAGCCTGGGTTCACTGTTCGGAGTTAATATTAAAGGTCATGGTGGTGTTGCTAATCACACTTATATCTATGGTCTTGCTAACGGTTCTTCACTATTAAGCCATGATGGCTTTGCCTTTACAAGGGGAACGATCGTCAATCTATCTGTCAAGAGAGATAAGAATATGCTCATTTACAAGCTGAGCAAACAAGGCGACACAACAACGGTTAATTTTCAAATGCAGATAGGACACGAACTTGCAGCGGCTTATGATCTTCCTAAACTCATTTCAAATTTTTATATCCAATTCGCTCAAGGTAGTTTTAAAGTCATAAATGTT